GAGCAAGCGCCCAGACAATCAATGTTATGCTGCTGATGGGAGTGTATGACTATAATTTTAACAAGAACGGTCATAAGGATATCATGAACATGATCCAGAAAATTTATGAACGTTTTGCCAAGGTTCCGGTGCTCTGTGGAAAGTATACCATACAGTATCCGATCTCATGGACCTTACAGGAAGAGGAGTCATATCCTTTTTATTTTGGCGGTATGAATCTGATATGGGAAACAGCAGCAATTAGAAGGGAGGATAAATTTGCATGACGGAAATTAAAGAAGTATTAACGGAAGCCATGGAGACAAAGGTCCGCAAAACAGCGGCAAAGCAATCGACCGCCAAAACGGAATCGGGGACAGTGGTCTATATCGGGCCAAACATTCCGGGCGTTGCCAAGCAGGGAACGGTATATAACAACGGCCTGCCAGGTGCGCTGATGGAAAAAGCCAAGGAGATTCCGGCGATCAATGCATTGATTGTGCCGGTAGAAGGTTTGGCCCGGGCCAATGCGGAACTTGCGAGAGGCGGAAGCGCCTTAAGCATTATTTATAACAAAGTGAATCAGTAAAGGAGACAAACATGGCATATAATCATGGTGTTAGGGTTTTAGAAAACCCTACGAGCCTTGTAGCACCGGTTACCGGTACCGCAGGGTTGCAGGTAATATTTGGTACAGCCCCGGTGAACATGGCACTGGATCCGTATCGGGCAACCAACAGGCCAATTTTGGCCTATAGCTTTTCGGAGGCGTCAGCGGCGGTCGGGTACACAGACAATTTTAAGGACTATACCCTCTGCCAAAGCATTGATGTATCATTCAGGGCGTTAAATGTAGCGCCTATTATTTTAGTTAACGTGCTGGATCCGGCCCGGCACAAAAGCAACATGACCGCAGAAACTTATGATGTCGAGGACAAGCAGGCCACTGTAAAAGTGTTCGGGCTGCTCCTGGACAAGCTGGAGGTAAAGAACGGGGAAACAAGCCTACAGGCTGACGTTGACTATGTGGCCAGCTTTGATACGGAAGGATATGCGATTGTAACTATTCTGGAAAGCGGGAACGCAGCGGGAGCAAGTTCACTTTCTATATCCGGTGTGAAAATTGATCCGTCTCTTGTTACTGCCAATGATATTATTGGTGGTTATGACGTGGCGACAGGAAAAGAAAGCGGATTGGAACTGGTCCGGCAGGTATACCCATTATTGGGGCTTACACCCGGGTTAATTGTAGTTCCCGGATGGAGCAAAGAGCCGGAGGTCGCAGCAGTCATATCTGCAAAGTGCCTAAATATCAACGGAAGTTTCACTTGCGAGGCCATTGTCGACTTGGATTGTACCGCCGCGGGAGCTACCAAATACACCGATGTGAAAGCCGTTAAGGAAAGAACCGGCCTGGTAAGCGCCCACCTTGCAGCGGCGTGGCCCAAGGTTAAAATTGGTTCCAAGGTATATTATTACAGTGCGGTATTTGCCGCCCTGATTTCCTATACGGATGCAAACAACGATGATGTACCGAACTTAAGTGCATCGAACAAAACGCTTCCCATCACCGCCCTGTGCCTGGATGATGATGCAGGCACCGAGATAGTGCTTGATCAGGAGCAGGCAAACGTGGTGAACAGTTTTGGCGTGGTAACCGCAATTAATCAGAATGGCTTCCGGAGCTGGGGCAATAACAGTGCAGCATATCCCGGCACCACGGATCCGAAAGACAGATGGTTTTGCTGCCGCCGGTTTTTCTCCTGGTGGGGAAACAGTTTCATCCTTACATATTTCCAAAAAGTTGATGATCCGGCAAATTTCCGCCTGATTGAAGCCATTTGCGATTCGGAAAATATCAGGGGAAATTCCTATGTGGCACAAGGAAAATGCGCTGGTTGCAAAATCGTGTACAATGCGGATGAAAACCCGATTACAGACATTCTGAATGGCAAGATTCAGTTTAAGCAGTATCTGGCACCGTACACACCGGCCGAAGACATCCTGAATGTATTGGAGTTCAGTCCGGACATGCTGGCAGCAGCACTGGGAGGTGAATAAGTATGAATAATATCCCTGAAAAGATTAATAATTTCAATGTTTACAATTCGGGTGGACTTTTGGTTGGACTCGCAGATGAAGTGACCCTACCAGATTTTGAAGCCATGACGGAAACTTTAAGCGGCCCCGGCATTTTGGGCGAGATGGAATCAGTTGCGATCGGACAGTTTAGCAGTATGGAGTTAGAAGTGCCATTCAGGCAGATGGATGAAGATTTGTTTAAACTGGTAGATCAATGCATAGCGATCGATCTGACGCTGCGCGGATCTATCCAGTTTACCGTCGGCTCCACCGGTGCGACCGATTTCAAGCCGATTCGTGTGGTTGTCCGCGGAAAAAACAAAAACATCAGTGGCGGAAAAGCCAAGCTGGGGAATGGTACCGGCAGTACTGTCAAATTGGAACTTTCATATATTTTAATTGAAATTGACGGTAAACCCATGATTGAGCTGGACAAGCTCAACTTTGTGTTTAAGGTAAACGGCAAAGATTTGTTAGAAAAAGTGAGGAGAATGTGCTAATGGAAAAGAAAGAATTAGAAGTTATTGACGGTGCGGTCGTGGACGAACAGGATGGTGACGCAGAAAATAAGTATGTTGTCACATTTACCAAGCCTTTTGTATTTGAAGGCAAGACCTATGAAAAAATCGATCTTTGCGGGTTGGAAGATTTGGCAGCCAGGGACATGATCGCTGTTAACAAGATCATAGAGCGCGGTGGCACTACCAATATACTGCCGGAACTATCTCTGGAATATGCCTGTCTTATCTCTGGGAAGGCAACCAAAATGCCGGTAGAATTCTTTCAGTCACTGCCGCCAAGGGAGGCAATGAAGGTCAAGAACAAGGTATCGGGTTTTTTCTTCTCCGAGGATTAAGCATGCGTGATGGTGCCAGCCTTCGCAAACTCACAATTCATCTATCATTAATATTACAGACAGGCCTGGATTATCTGGAGGGCCTGTCTGTTTTTGAGTTGATAGATATAGCAAAGGAGGTTTCGGAAACCTATGGCAGCAGGTAAAGAAATGCAAATCGCCATTAAAATCGCTGGCAAAGTCGAAGAATCCTTTAAATCTGCCATTGGACAAGCCGGCAAAGGAATAAAAAACGTTGCCAAAGCGGCGGCTGCTGCCAGTATTGCAGCGGCAATAGCCGTGGGGGGCATGGGAATAGCAGCAGTCAACGTGGGCCGGGAATTTGAAGGTGCAATGAGCCAGGTCCAGGCCACAATGCTCCTTGACAAAAGTACCGAAGAGGGCCGCAAATCCTTCGAGGTATTAGAAAAAGCGGCAAGGGACTGCGGAGCGTCCACGGCCTTTAGCGCTACGGAGGCTGCGGAGGCCCTAAACTATCTGGCCCTTGCAGGGTATGATGCTGAAAAAGCGGCAGGTGCGCTGCCAACAGTATTAAGACTCGCAGGGGCGGGAGCCATGGACCTGGCGTCGGCCAGTGACATGATAACAGACAGTATGGCCGCTCTGGGAATCGAAGCGACGGAAGTGAATTTAACTGCTTTTGCGGACCAGATGGCCCAGACAGCGAGTAAAGCCAACACCAATGTGGCACAGCTCGGTGAGGCGATTTTAACGGTTGGCGGAACCGCCAAGGATCTCAAGGGGGGAACAACAGAGCTGAACGCAGCACTGGGAATCCTTGCCGACGTAGGTATTAAGGGAAGTGAGGGCGGCACTAAATTACGAAATGTAATAATGGGATTAACCGCCCCAACGAATACGGCGCAGAAGGCATTAAACAAACTCGGTATATCCGCCTTTGATTCCTCCGGCAACATGCGCGGGCTTGATGAAACACTTGGTGACATCAATAACGCCATGAAGGGCCTGACCGTACAGGAACAGAAAGAATGGCTAAACACGGTTTTTAACAAGCAGGATCTTGCTGCTGTTAGTGGCTTGCTGGCGGCTACGACTTCGGAAACCTCGAACCTGGCCGGGTTATTGTTTGCCGGTTATGATTTTTACGTAGACACGGAAACCATAGAACATTTTAAAAATGTCTTGCAGGAGACCGACGGGGCTGCAAAACTGGCCCAGGAGGTAATGGGCGAATATGGCTTTAGTATGCAGGAAGCCGCTGAAATCGCGGGAATCGTCAGTTCAAGCCTTGACGGGAATGTTACAAGATTTGAAGAATTAACAGGAGTGATTCAAGACAGCGCCGGAGCCTGTGAAAACATGTACGGGATCCAGCTTGACAATTTGAATGGCGACATTGCTATCCTAAAATCTGGACTTGAAGATTTAGGAATTAGCGTCTACAAAGATTTGAACGGTCCGCTGCGGGAGATGACCCAGCTCGGAGCATCCATGGTTACACAGTTGGGCGATGCCTATAAAGAGGGCGGCATGGCCGGAATGGTTGGAGCAGTCGGCGGCTGCCTGTCCGAAGTGGTTGGCGTCGTATCGTCTTATGCACCCAAAGTCATGTCAATGGGCATTGACTTATTAGGCAGCTTCATAGACGGGATAGCAGAAAATGCCGAGGTACTTGCAGATTCCGCCGCGGAAGTGATAGGCGTTTTTGTAGATGGGCTTTTTACATTGGTACCACAGATTATTCTGGCCGGTATCGACATCATATTAAAATTTGCCCAGAGTATCACATCACAGCTACCGCAACTAATAAATAATGGAACGCAGGCTATGACCAATTTTATTTCTGGAATCATCCAACGCTTGCCGCAGATCATTTCAACAGCGATGACGCTGGTGCAAACACTGGTAAGCAGCTTGGGAAGCAATGCGCCGATGCTTATCGGGGCGGCAATCCTGCTTATC